GCTGCGACGCCTGGCAGCGAGTGGGCCGGGACGTTCTCGCTGCATCGCTGGACGTGGAAGGACAAGCACGCCGCGCTCGTCGCGTCCGATCCGGTGCGCGCGATGGAGTACGAGCGATTCATCGAGCAGGAGCGGCGCTCGATACCCGACTTTGAGTTCCGCCGGCTCTACGAAGCCGAGTGGACGCAGGATGAAGCGGCTGTGTTCCGCAACGTTGACGCGTGCACGACGCGCGGTGATTTGTCGCTGCTCGCGGCGGACAGCGATCGTTTCTCCGTCGGCGTGGACGTCGCGCAGTCGGTGGACTTCCTCGCCGTCGTGTCCTACGCCGAGAACGCGAAGCGGCTGGAGCTGCGGCATCGCGTCCGGCACGTCAGCTACCAGCAGGCCGCGATCGACGTGGATCGGATCACGCGCGAGTTGAAGGCGGTCGCTGTTGTTGAGGACAACGGACCAGGTATCGCGTTGATCCAAGAACTGCAACGACTCGGGACGCCGATGCGCGGATTCACGACGACGTCACAGAGCAAGCAAGAGCTGATCTTGTCACTTGCCGCCGATGTGCAGGAGAAGCGCGTAACGATCGCGGACCATGCGCCGATGCCTTACGAGTTCTCGATCTACCGCTACGACCGCAGCCCGACCGGGCTGTATCGGTACTCGGCGCCTCCTGGCGAACACGACGATACGGTGATGGCTGCGGCGCTTGCGCGGTACGGTGCAGGGAAGCGCGTCGACCTGATGCAGTGGGGTTGGGCGTAATGGGCCGCCTAGCCATCGTCCGCGAAAAGGGCATGTTCGGCATTACATGGGGAACACCCGGAGCCGAGACGTGGGACTTCGCGCAGGAATGGATGCGCGGCGGATCGGTAACCTCGTCATCAGTTGAGAAGCCCTACGCGCAACACAGCACACTCGCGAATGCGCTCTCGATCTTCGTCGGCGATGCGGCCTCGGTGGGTTGGGAGTTGTACGAGGACGGTAACAACGACGACCCAGTCGAGTCTCACGCGTTGCTCGATCTGTTAGCGAATCCAAGTCCTATGTTCTCCGACTACCAGTTTTGGGTCGGGACGTACCTCTCGCGCCGGTTGTTCGGCGCATGGGCCTGGTATTACCCGGACGTTCACCTCGGGGGTCGCGGTGGCCTGAAGGCAACGCTCGGATCTACCGGGCAGATCCTATTGCTTGACCCCCGAGCGCTCCGGCGCCGGGAAGGCAAGTGGAAGCTCCGCGTCTTCGGCGAGGAGGTCACGCTCGACGAACGGCACCTCACCATCGGAATGCGGCCGGACCCATACAACCCAGGTATGTGGCTCTCCGAGATCGACGCGGTCATCATTGAGATTGAGGGCGATTACGCGGCGGCGCAGTACAATCGGAGTTTTTTCCGTGATCAGTACGGGATGCCTTCCGGGCTTCTTGTGCCACACGCTGACGAAAAGAACGGCCCGCCCGAGCGCGACGCCTTTGTCAAGCGGTTCAATGAGGATGCTTCGCGCCGTCGCCGTAGTGTTGGAGCGGTTCCTCCCGGGTGGTCCTGGCAGGACATAGGCGTAGCGATGAAGGACATGGACTTCCGCAACCTGCGGGAGTATTCGCGCGAACTGATCCTTGCCGCCGTAGGGGTGCCTCCGTTCATGGCTGGCGTGCTCGACAAGGCCAACTATGCGAACGCGCGCGAACAGCGTGAGTACTACTGGCTGGGTCCGCAGACTCGGTTTCTGACGGAGATTCAGTCGGTTCTCAACAGCGACTTCCTGCCGAAGCTCGGCGTTACCGAGTTCAAGCTCTTTCCGTGCTGGGAGAAGGTCAAGGCGCTCATCGAGAATCTGGGCGACAAGATCACGATCGCTGAAAAGATGTTCGCGATGGGAGTGCCGCTGCGGAAGATCAACGATCGGCTGGAGCTCGGCCTTGACATTGACGACCTCGAGAGCGCGGACATAGGGTTTCTCCCATTCAATCTCGTTCCGGTGTCGCAAGTTCTGAATCCTCCCGAACCCACGGCCGCGCCAATGGACGAGTCGGAAGGGGATGATGGCGCCGCACCCGCCGCGCCGAAGCGTCTCCATGGCCACGTTCGAAAGGACGAGGCGCGCCGCGCGACGCAGTGGCGCTCGATCGTGGCGCGCGCCCGAGATCTGGAGAGCCGTTTCGACAAGACGTTGCGGAAACACATGCAGTCGATCGAGGAGGAGGTTCTCGCAAACGTCAACGGTATTCGCGGGTGGAAGGCCGTCCAGACGAAAGACGCCGGGGACCTACTGTTCGACAAGCAGAGGGCTCAGGCGACGCTGATCCTCCAGACCGCACCCCTGCATCGTGCGGGGATCCTTCGCGGGGCCGATTCGATCATGTCGCTAGTCGAGTCTGAGGTCGACTTCTCGATTGGGAATCCGCGCGTTGAGGCGAAACTCGCCGAGTTATCGCACAAGATCACACGCATAGACAACACAATCGAGGCGGCACTCCAGAGGGAATTGTCTGCCGGCGTTGCCGAAGGCGAGAGTGTCGCTCAGCTCGCGGCGCGGGTGCGATCCGTGATGGATGCATCAAAGGCCAGAAGCATGACGATCGCGCGCACCGAAACAGGCTTCGCGTTCAACACGGGCCGCAACGAGGCGATGAAGCAGGCTGGCGTCGAGCGGCACGAGTGGTTGACGGCGCGCGACGGCCGCGTGCGCGATTCGCATGCAGGGGTAGCACCGAACGGCGAGCCCGTAGACGGTCAACGCGTGGCTATCGGCGAGCCCTTCACGATGGCCTCTGGAGCAACGCTGCTTTACCCCCTCGATCCGAGCGGGCCTCCAGGCGAAATCATCAATTGCCGGTGCGTCGCCGTGCCCGTGCTGGGAGAGTGAAATGGAAGACCAAATCGAACGGATCGAGGCTCCTGTGGTGATTGATGCGACGGATCAGCAGGTTGTCGTTGCCGGTGCCGACGACGTTATCCCGCCGTATGTGCGGATGTTCGCCGGCCAGGAGATCAAGGCCGTTGACGAGTCCGCCCGCGCTGTCACGCACCTGATCACGACCGGAGCGATCGACCGCATGGGCGACATCGTCGAGCCTGGCGGCGCCGAACTGGCGAACTTCCAGCGGAATCCTGTCGTTATGGCCAACCACAGTTATGACATCCGGGACGTCATCGGCCGCGCGACGAACCTCAAGGTCAGCAAGGACGGGATTACTGCGACTACGGTCTTTCGCGATACCCCGTTAGCCGACGCAGCCTACAAACTGACGCGAGAGAAACTTGGCGGGTGGTCGATCGGGTTCCGTCCTACCGACAGCCATTCCGTGAAGGATGGCGCGTCGGCCGGCTGCAAGTCGTGCAAAGCCCGATGGGAGGAGATGACAAAGGGCAAAGGCCCGGGCGAGTACGTTCCGAATAGTTGGTCGCGGCATTACACCGGATGGGAAATGCTCGAGTACTCCAACGTCGTGATCCCGGCCAATCAGGAGATCGTCAACAACGCGCTCGCACGCGGACTGGTGACGCGCGAGCTTGTGCCGCAGTTCTTCAACGTCGCCCCGGAACTGCAGGCGGCGGTCCAGCGAGAAGTCCCCCGCTCCATCACGCCAGAGCCCGCAAAGCCGGCGGCCCCAGGGCCGAATGCCGAGGCGGTGGAGCAGCATCCTGTACTCGCGAACGCGCTCAAATGCGCAAACGTGCGCATTAGTAAACGCTTCGCACTCGCAGCGGTGGAGCGCGCGACGCGCGACGCCCTGGAGAAGATTCATGGAACCAGGTGAGATCGCCAAAGATGCGGCAGTAGAAGCCGCAATCCTGCCCGTGCTTGACGGGCTCCACAAAATGTCGGACGAGATCGTCAAGACGCGCAAATCGTCCGACGAGAAAACGACCGAACTCGCAAAGACGTTCGAACGGAAGGTTGAGGACCTCGAAGCGAAAACGAACAAGTCTCTCGAGGACATCGTCGGTCGCATCGGGAGACTGAAGGATCACACGTCGATCATCGGACGCGCCATGCTCGACATCGGGCCTGGCGAGGACTCGCTACGCGAGGTCGTGTCAAAGAACTTCAAGGATCGGGCCGGTGCGTTTGAAGCTCTCGCCAGGAGTCAACCGAAGGCGTCGTCCCTGTCTGATCCTTTGACCGCGATGGCCGTGACCGAATGGTTCCAGCGCTCGACGCGGACGCAGATGCAGCGGTTCATGTCCTCGATCCAGGAGGATAGCGCCCAGGCCGGCAGACTCTTCGCTGCACTTCAGGAAAAGCACTTTGGGTCCAACTGGGAGGCCGTTACCAAGGCGGCATACCAGGAGGACACCGCGGCTGAGGGCGGCAACATGGTTCCGACGATCGTCGAGGCCGACTTCGTCCGTCAGATCAAAGACGCCGGGAAGTTGTTCCCGTTGGCCCGCCAGGTTCAGATGACGAAGAAGGTTCACGACATGCCGTCCGAGACAACGGCCGTGACGGTCAACTGGGTCGCGGAAGAGGGGGCGCTCACCCAAGGCGAAGGCAACATCGGCAAAAAGACGCTGACGGCACTGAAGATCGCTGGCAGGGCCAAGATGTCGATCGAGTTGGTCGAGGACAGCAATGTCGGCCTGCTCGCGTACCTTCTGGAAGTGTTCACCGAGAAGATCGCGGGCGAACTCGACAAACAGGCTGTGCTCGGCGACGGATCGCAGCCGCTCATCACCGGCATCGACAACACGTCCGGGATTATCGTCGTGTCGTCGTCGGCCACGGCGGCCGGCCGGAACCTGACATGGCAGTTGCTCGTCAACACGTACGTCGGTTCCGGTGAGGGATCGGCCATCGAGAATGGCGTGTGGATCGTCTCGCCGAAGGGCTACGCCGCGATCATGGGGCTAGCTGATAGTGCCGGGATGCCGGTCATCAAGTTCTCGACGACCGAGGTCGCTCCGGCGGGTACGCTGCTCGGGCGTCCGATCATCCTCTCGGCTCGCTTCGGCGGGGCGCCCGCGGGCGTGACTGCAACACTCGATGACACGACGAACGCAAACACCAAGATCATCTACGGCGTGCCTCGGTCGCTCCTGTTCGGTACGCGGCAGGGGATGCGGTGGGACGTGACGGATCAAGTCGGCTGGGCGAACTATCAGATGGACGCCAGGCTCGTCGGCCGTTTCGCCTCGATCGTCGGGGTACCGGCCAATTTCTCTAGGCTGAGTAAAGTCAACACGTAAGACGTGGGATCGGGGCGGATGTGCATCCGCCCCGGTCTTTGCGGGGGCCGAATGAGCTGGAAGGATAAATTCCGCAGGGTCGATAAGGGCGTTCCAAAGACTGAGGATGTCTTAATCGTCGTGCTGTGCGGCAATCACATGGCACACGCCTCACTCGTACAGCTTGCGAACGAGTGCGATCGCTTCTCTGCGCTCGGCACCCACCGTTTCACTCTTGACCTCGTTCCAATTACGGCAAGCCCCCAGGAGCTGGCGCGCAACACGGCGTGCGGTATGGCGCTCGAGCGACTGAAGAGACCGACCGACACGCTGCTTCTGATGGACAACGACATGATCCAGCACGGGTGGCGAACGCTGAGGCTGCTCGACACGCCCGACTACGACATCGCTGGCGGGCTCCAATACATGTGGCTCCCACGGGACCACGAGTTGAATCGTCCTCCCGAGGCGCGCCCGTGTGTGTTCATGCGCAAGCCGGACGGGGAGAAGGGACAAACTTGCGTCTACCCGGTGCATGGCGAGGCTGCCCGCGAGGTGGACCGCGTCGGTTCCGGATTCATGGCGATCAAGCGGCGCGTGTTGGCCGACGAGCGTATGCACCTGGCGCCCGGCTTCGATCCACCAGCTCTGTGGCGGAATGTGTTTCAGCCGAACTACGTGCGCACCAAGGGCCTCGACATGGATTTCTGTGACCGTGCAAAGGCGCTCGGCTATCGCATCGTCGCCAACTGGACGGCCGAGATTGGGCACAACAAGACAGCGAACGTCAACGAAATCGATGAGTACGCCAAGGCGCAATTCATTGATGGATTCGAGAGAGGAGTGCGGCATGCAATTCAGATGGCTGGTGGAGGCTGCGGGCCGGAAGAAGGGCCAGATCGAGGACCTGGAAGAATCCGGCCCGGTGACGAAGAAGTGGTGTGCGAACGGGTGGATCGAGCCTGTGAACCCGCCGTCGCTGGCGCATGAGACCGCACCTTACATATCGGATGCCCGCGCCGTGGAGTCTCCCATCGCCGACCGCGCGATGCGCCGCACGTCGTCGAAGGTGAAGTAGCGTGGCCGCGCAACGTACGGAGATGATCGCGTCGGCCGCTTTTACGGCCAGCGGCAATTCGGCGGCGTTCTCGGTGCCGACCGGCGAGCAGTTGATGGTGGGCATTGAGGTGACGGCGTCGTCCGGAACAACCCCAGTTCTCACGGCGTGGCTTCAAGTGAGCGACGACGGCGGAACGACGTGGTATGACATGCCCGCCGACATGACGCTATTGTCCGCAGCGACGGCTGCAACCGGGACGATGTCGTCTGCCCCACTGCGCAATATTATCAACACCGTCACATCGGCGGCGGGCAAGTTCCTGGCGATCTACAAGCAGGTTCCATCCGATCGAGTGCGCCTATCGTGGGTCATCTCCGGGACGACGCCGTCGTTCACGTTCTCCGCTTCGATGGTGACGAAGTAGTCATGCCCTTGACCTCCGTTGACCGCGTGCTTGCCTGGACGAAGAAGGACACGACCTTCGATCCTTCGCGCCAGGACGAGCTGATCCGCTGCATCGCCGCGGCGTCCGATCTGTTGGCCGGCATCGTGCCGCGCCAACTCGAGCGGGTGACGCGGTCGATTTCGCTTGACGGGTGCGACGCCACGGGGCGCGGGAATACGATCTTGCGCCTGCCGCGCGGCGACAGGCCAGTGCTGCATACAGGGTCCGACCTGATAACCGTCGCCGAGGACGGCGTGTCGCTGGCGCTGGCGTTGGGACACAGCACGTCGGCGGGCGCCATCATCCGAGGAGCGAACAAGGATGCGCAGTGCGATCTCGTCCGCAACGGGAGCGGTTGGGCCGAAGGTGTCCAGAATATTCTTGTCGGCTATAAGTGCGGATGGACGCTTGACGCGCCGAACGACCCACAGCCAGTGCCAGCGCGTGTGATCCAGCTCGCGAACACGGTGACCTGGATGATCTTTCAGGAAGCCGCGTGGCTTGGAAAACTGAATATAGCGGCGCAGGGAGCGGCCGTCACGCTCTCGGACGAACTCCCGGAACTCGAACGCGAGACGCTCCGCAATCTCATGGGGTTGTGATGCCAACCGAACGTGTGCTCAACATGGATGAGATGCTGAAACGCTTCGAGTTCCTCGGTGCGAACCTACCAGCATCCGTGTTTAACGCGATGCTCGGGTCTGCGAAGGTGATGCTCGCGTCGGTCGTCAGAAAAGTCCGCGGCCAGTACCTCAAGGTTGATACCGGACGAGGTTGGCAGTCGTTCGAGGACTTTGCTCGGCTCAAGGGCGCCAACATACAAGCCGGGATTGACACCGACGTGACCTACATGCGGGCGCACGAGGAAGGATTCCACGGCCGTGTGCAGGTGCGCGCGCACACGCGTCAGGCGTACCGGGTCGCAGGACCGTCAGGACGCGCAACGAAGAAGTCGGCGCGAGAGTTTAAACTCGCCCGTGCGCGAAGCCTCCGGAGGGTCATCTATGTGCGTGCGCATTCGATGCGCATGAATATCCGCGCTCGTAGGTTCATGGGTGACACCGTTGATCAGCAGTTCGCCCCGACTCAGGACCGAGTTGTGAAGGCTCTTGTTCTCGCTGCGCGTACCGGAGAAGTTCCAACCGTCGCGCAGATCGGGGCGTAGATGCATGATCTTCACCTTCGACCCACCGGAGACGGGATGGACGGAGGGCGCGGATGCGGTCATCGTCCCGCACGCGACCGCGCCGACGCAGCCGAACGCTCTTCGATTGCTGGCAGGTGGGATTGCGCTACGGACGCTGTCCGGCCTCGTCGTCGGGGAGATATACCAGGTCTGGGCTCGTGTGAACTTCGACGATGCGCTCGTAGGGGCGGCGATCAGGTTTTCGTACAACGAGCCCGGCGTCGGCCTCGACGCGACGATCTACAAGGATTTCCCCGAGCCGGCGGATGGGTGGGAACTGCGGTACGTCGGCCTTCTGGATTACTCGTTCTCCGACAGGATATTCCGCATCTACGGATGGCCGACAGACGACTACTACGGTACGAGTTACGTCGACGAGATTTGGATAGGCGAAGACCCTCCCATGCCCGAGGGGGATGCCGACATGGTGATTAAGAAGGCTGCCCGCCACGCGGCTTCCGCGATTTTCGGAGCGCTTCCAGGAGTCGCCGGTCGGGTGCAGACGCGGTATTCGAATCCAGACATCGACCCGGACAACGCGAAACCGTGGGGTGTGTTCAAGCAGCTTCCAGACTCGCCGACGGAGTACGACGACCCGGGCAACTCCCAGGTTCGGGTGTGGCGAGCAACTGCGGATTTCTACTTCGAGGAGAACGCGGAGAGCGATCCCGCAGACACCTCAGCCGCGGATGTGTGTGACGACTTCGAGGACAATGCGGTGGAAGCACTAAGGAACGACCCCACGCTCGGGGGCACGGTGCACCAATGCCGTCTCGTTCAGGTCGCGCCGAGCTACGGGGAAATCGGAGATTACGCGAGCGTGAGTGTTGTCATTGAGATCACGCAGGTGTTGGCTGCTTAGGCATTGAGCAACGCGCCCGATTAGCTACCGGGCGCTAGGGAAGGTCGCCCCGCCTCGCGCATGAGTCGAGGGCGGCCAACCCGCTGAACAGGTCGATGCGCCGGCCAGGAGTGAATGGTCATGGCGCGACTTCGTTTCGGCGGCCCGAACCTTCCAGACAACGCGGTGACGTTCTACCGCCACATCAACCCGGACGGGACGTTCGCCGGAATGATCAACGTCGCCCCGGGTCAAGAGATCGACGAAGAGCGCGTAATGGACGCGCAGGACTACGTCGATCGAGGCATGGCGACCCGTGTCGCCGCGGCGGTCAACGCCGGGAAAAAGGAGTAACCCGTGGCACTCATCGACGCACTCGGCAAAGACCAAGCTGGCGTCATTTACGGCGGCGCCAACATCCTGATCGGAGCAAAAACCTCGAATGGGGCGGCGGGGACGCTGTTCAACGTCGGCTACCTCGCATCACCTCCGACGCTTAACAACACGCAAGAGCGCACGAAGATTTACGCTGAACAGGAGTTCGCGCCAGTCGCCGACTTCCTGACGGCCAGCGAGAATGGGATCGACGCCGAGTTTCTTCAGAACAACCTCCAGAACATGCGAGTGGCTATGGGCCAGACGGCCACGGCATTGACCGGCGCGGCCAACGGCGCACTGCTTGTCTTCAACAATCCAGTCGAGGAGGCGTTCCAGGTACAGCTTGTGGTCCCAGGGCCCGGAACGGGCACGACGCACGCCGGCACGAAGATCGACACGTACACGTACTGGAACTGCCGCATCAGCCAGAGCGGGCCGATCAAGTTCGACAAGAAAGGCGCGCAGGTCATCCCGGTCCACATCTCGATCCTGCCCGACAGCACGATTGCGGGCTCGCCGGAGTTCGTGAAGGGCCTCTACGGCAATCGCGGCCTCGCGTAAGAGGGGGCAGCGGTGCCGTTCTCGGATCTGCTCGGCAAGCGAGCGCGGACGGCTTCGGGGGTGGAGGTCTCGGCCCCCACCGTCCGCTCATTCTTCCGCGCGTTGGAGGTGTTCGGCGGCGAGGTAGGCGCCGTGCGCGCGGCGGCGAGGAAGATCGATGGTCGGCTATCGATTGACCAAGCGGCTGCGGTGTTCTTGCTCGACGAGGACACGAAGCGACTCGCATACGTGCTGGAGGGGTTGGCGCCAGAAGCCTACTACCTTCACGCGGCAAGGGTCCACGAGGTCGCCCGCGTCGTCGCCGAGATGGTTGCTCCGCTGGCTTCGCGCATCGATCGATTCCTGGGCGACCCGGACGCCGCGATCGAGGACGAGGACGACATCGACGTGGACGGCGCGATACTCTACGTCCTCGGCACCGCCGAACGCCTGCACATCGATCCTATGGTGATCCTGGATTGGCCGCTCGGCGTGTTCCTTGACGTGACGTGGGCGTTCTCGCGGCCAGCCAAGAAAGACGACCCGCTGCGGGCCATCAGGAAGTACGCCGAGGACCGACCGCAGGTCCCGATCGTCGGGGGCGCGACGCCAGCACCCGAACAGGTGTCGTGATGGCAGGCGACCGCAACGCGGTCATTCAAGGGCTGATCGAGCT